CCTACTCCGCCAAGAAAATCCCTCGTAGTTTCGTGAAAACTGCGGGGGATTTTCCATTTGTACAGAATGACCCCGTGCAAAAGAAAACGGATAAAAACGTGCAACTTCCAAACTATTACCATATTTTATTACCAAACCATTATAACTACCAATGCCGAAAAAAGCAACACTTTCCGACACATAACAGCACAAACAAAAACAGCCCCGAGGGCCAGATGGCTCCCGGGGCTGTTGCTATGTATAGGTTACCGCTTGCTGACCGCGGCTCTCGCCTTGTCAAAAACGAACTGGATGACCTTGCCGATGGTCTCATCGGTGATGGCCCACGAGATCATCCGGCCGAATTTGCTGGCATTCAGCGCAGCGCGCAACTTTGCGACGACCCACGCCTTGCGCTCGGCACCGCGCTTGGTGCCCTGAATCTCATGTTCTGCGCGCTCGATGAGGTCCAGCACCAGCGGGCGGACGCTGGCACCATAGCCCAGCCGGACCGCGCCGGTGATGTAGAAGGCGAGGCCGCCCAGCATCAGGATGCAGGCAGCCCATGCGGGGATAACGTTCAGAATATTATTCAGTACTGCTTCCATGTTCAGATTCCTTTCTTCTCGTTTTCTTCGAGATCAGCGATGCGGTGGTTTGCCACCCTCATCTGTTCTTCCAGAATGGGCACGCGGCGGGCGAAGTTGTTGTGTTCCCGCACCTCGCGGGTGAGCTCCTCCAGCTTCGTGTCGGTGACGGCCTGGCTGCGGCTGTTGGCAATCAACACGCCGATCAGCGTCACCGCACCGGCGATGACTGCAGACAAAATGCTTTCCATTGGTCACACCTCCATCACGGGAATGCCGTAGTCCACGGCGCACTGGTGCTCGATGCGGCATCCGCGAGCAGCCTGCCAGCCCGGCGCAAAAATCGCCACATCGGCCTTTGCCAGATATTCGATGCTGCGAGCCAGATAGTCCAGCGGCTTTGCAGCAGGGCCGAAGTCGCCGAAGAAGGTCTCCAACGCATCGACATCGCCGAACTGCTGCCGGGCAATCTCAATCACTCTGCGGCGCTCTGCATTGATTTCATCGTCAGAGCGGCCGCCCATCGGCTGGCTGATAAAAATAACCTTACTCATGCTCTCACCCCCTCACTGCGCCCAGCCCGGCACGCTTGATGATGCTGGCATAGTCCTTGTAAGCGTGGCTCATGTCCACGTTGGTGCTCACCCCCCGCACGCGGGCAGTGCTGGTGTACTGCCACATGCCAAAGGCAAACGCCGTTTTGGGCTTATCCTCGGGCTTGGTCTTGCTCTGGTCTTTGGGATATCTCGCCAGCCATACGTCATAGGGCTTGAGGGCCGCACCGCCCATGTAGAGATATGTCTGGCCGAACCACAGGCCGGTGTACAGCAGGGCATACACGCCCCAACTTTCCACCGTGCTCAGGCAGTGGGCGGCAATGTCGGTCAGTGCAGCCTTGCCCAGCGGCTGCTGCACCTCGTCCTCAATGTCCACCGCCACCGGCAGTTCAAATCTTCTGCCGGTGAGCAGCTTGCGGAAATAGGCCAGCTCCTTGTCGGCCTGTGCCCGGTTAACGGCCTTGAAGTAGCCATACACTCCGCACGGGATGCCCAGCCGCTGGCACTCGGCGTAGTTCCGGGCAAACTGCGGGTCGGTGTACGGCTTGCTGGGCTTGCCCTCTGCGCTGTTGCCCATGGCCCGCAGCATAACGCCGTCGATTTTGCCGGACGCTTTGACCTTGGCCCAGTCGATAGTGCCCTGATGCCTGGAAACGTCCATGATGGTTTTAGCCATTGCCTGCCTCCCTTACTTTTCCAGCTCAGCCTTGATGGCTTCGAGGTCGTCCGTGGTCAGCGCCGGATAGTCGGCCGCGATGTCCTCAAAGGCTTCACCAGCAGTCAGCCGGATGCGGAATGCCCGAACCATAATGCGGAGCTTGAGTGCGTTCAGAGTTTTCATTCGGTAGTCCCTCCAATCAAATCAGCCATCATTAAGATGATATCGTTGTTCGCGGTCTCCAGCGCGGCCACGCGGTCCGGCAGCTGCGCCATCTGCTCGGCCTGCTTTTTGGCCTCCTCCTGTGCTGCGGCTGCTGCGGCCTCAGCCTGCGCCACAAGGTCCGGGCGCGGGGTGATGGCGGTCACGGTCGGCAGGCCGTCCCGCTCCTCGGTCGTGATGTCTGCATAGGCGAGGGTGTCCGGCAGGGTCATGCCCTCCGGGATGACGGCCCAGCCGTCCGGGATAGGGGTGGTGCAGATGCCGTAGATCACCCGATGCTCGGGCTGGGTGGTGCAGTCGATAATAGTCATCATATGTGTTACCTCCTGGGTTACAGGTACTGGTAGCCGTACACAACAAACTGGCTGCCGCTGCCGCCGCCAGAGACGGACAGGGTGCCGTCTGAGGCAAAGGCCACGGAGACCATCGACACGCTTGTGTTTTCGATTTTTGCATAGGGGGAACCGTAGTTCGAGAGCGAGCCATCGATCATCATGGTGAGGCTTGTGATGGGTACAGCGGCGGAACCTCCACGCACCGCCCTTGCATGGCCGAAGTCGGAAGCCGTGCCGATTGCATTGCTCGAGCTGGCCATGTAATCAGCGCTCGATGCGTATCCGACACCGCTGCGTCCCATCGCCGGAATCGCCGAGACGATCTCCGCGTAATCCACCGTATCAGGCAGTTTCATCGTGGTGGTGCCGCCGGTGCAGACGCCTGCACCCGAGAAAACCAGTTTACCGTCCATGTTCATCATCCTTTCGAGTCGTGTGATTTTGTCTGCAGTCAGCGCAAATTTGGCGTCGGTCTCGGTCTTGCTGTACGCACTGCCCTCCTTGATCTCCGCGTTGAGGACTGCCAGCTGTGCACGCAGCTGCGTCTCAAGCTCGGCCTGCGCCGCCCGCCACTGGGCGATGAGCTGCGCTGTCGGGATGCCGGTCACTCCGTCCCGCATGACGCCGCAGATGTCCTCATCGGCGCGGGTGTCGGTGAGGTTCGCGGCGGTGATGGCCGTGGAGCCTGCAGGGCGGGTGATCTCGGCAAGGCAGAGGTCATAGACCAGCGCCGTGCGGGTGATTGCCGGGGCTGTGGGGCCGGCCGAGTCCGGCGTGCCCTCCAGCACCTGCAGGCGCGTCTGCCGGGCCGCTGCGTCGTAGCGCAGCACCACGCGGTCGATGCGGGTGCGCACCGGGTCAGCAGCGGTCAGGGTCAGCGTGGTGGGCTGCTCCATGATGATGCTCCTGCCCTTAAACCGGGACGGGCGCACCCATGCCTGACCCGCGCTGACGGTCAGGCTCAGCTCGCCCGAGATGGAGACCGCGAAGTCCTCCTCGGCGCTGTATACGCCGCTCTGCCGGGTGGCGAGGTAGCCCGATGCGTCGTCGGCGTCGTAGGTGATGCCGTTTTCAGGGTAAGTTATGATGTCGCTCATAGGTCCTCCTTTACGTTTTGTGCCAGCTGGGGGTGCCCAGCCGGATGGTGCGGGTGGTGCCGCTGTCCTGGCTCTGGGTGATGATGTCGGCCACGCGCACCATGGCGGTGTAGCCCAGCTGGGGCAGGCTGGCGCTCAGCACGTCGCCCACCTGCAAAACATCGTCGTCCACGTCAAACTCAATGCTGCCGGTGCGCAGCTGGGCCAGCAGCTTTTCGCCGCCCCGGTCGGCCAGCTTTTGCAGGTAGCTCTGACTGGCGGTAGTCTCACCGCTGTCCTCGTCGGGCTGGATGTCCCGGGCGTCGATGTACATTTCCCGCCGGTCTGCACCGGTGGTGTCCACGTCTCCCACCCAGACGGTGGCCCGGGCACTGCCTTCGCCCGCGCCCTGCACGAGGGCGACGTTGGCGTAGTCGGTGTCCGCAAAGCTCCACCCGGCGTTGAGCAGGTTGCCCCACTTGGGGCTGAACCGGTTGTTCGGGTCGAAGGTGGGCCGGAAGCACTCGAACAGCAGGCGCTTGCTGCTGCCGGTGCCGTCCAGCACGATGCGGAAGCCCAGATCGCACGCCTGCCCGATGGTCTGGCAGTAGTCGAACACGGTGCCGCCGGAGGTCTGCTTGTCAAACACCGTGTCAAAGCCGTACTCCGTGCCCAGCTCTAACCGGGGCCACGGCTGCATGGCAGCAACAAGGCCGCGCATGGCCTGCTCGGCATTCTGCTCCTTGATGACCGCAGCGGACACCCGCTTTGTCAGCAGCCACGTTGCCGGGTAGCCGCTCACCACGAGGTTCGCGTCCGCGTTCTGGTTGGCCCTGCTGCAGATACGCATCGGGATGCGGGGCGTTTCGTCGCTGCGGACGACCCAGCGGCCTTCCTGCAGGAGCTGCAGGTTTTCGGTCGTGGGCCGCACCTCAAGGGTAAAGCCGCCCTCGGAGTAATACGGGCTGTCCCAGTAGAAGGACACCCACACATCCACCCAGCCCACGCGGACAAGGGTGTCTGCGTCCAAAACGTCCAATCTCATAACGGTTCCGGGATGATGCCCGCCTCCATCGGATAAAAGCTCACGGATGCCTGCAGGTAGCCGGAGCCGTTCTCCGCCTGCATACTCAATATGTTATCGCCGGGCTGCAGCTCGGTGAGGGTGCTGTCCTCGTCGAGGGCGTAGAAGATGTTTGTGGTCACGCCTGCCCGGGTCAGGGTGCAGGCCAGCCGGTCAGAGGTGCTGCGGTAGATCTCCAGCACGTCGCCGGGCTCGAGGGTCAGGTCAAAGCCGATGAAATCGCCGGTCTTGAGGTCGACCACCTTCGGATGCTGCACCTCCATGCTGCAGGTCATCTTTGCGGTAAAGGGCACCGGCAGGCTGCCCTCGTTGCGCAGCACTGCCGCCGTGCCGTCCCGCTTGATGCCGTAGATGTGGCTGTCGTAGCAGACGGGGAACGAAAACGCTGGCCGGAAGCCGCCCAGCACGCTGCTGACGGCGGTGAGGCTGTACCAGAAGGGCTTCTCGCTGTAGAGCATCAGGCTGCATCGGGGGTCCGGTGTGTAGCTGGAAAAGTGGGGCGTTTTCTGCAGCACGAACCGGGTGAAATATTTGTCGCCGAAGTACATTACGCCCTTTGTGAAGTAGGGCAGGCAGCGGGCGAAGAATTTTGCGTTTTCCAGCTTGTGCTCGCCCCAGAACGTCACGTCCATGGTGCGGGATACGCCGGAGACGCTCTGCCGCTCCACGGTCGTGCCGGTCTGGTTGATGCCCTGAGCCGTTTGCAGGTCGATGTCCACACCGTTGAGCGGGTCGAGGAAGTAGGGCATGTCGTAGTCCCAGCCCAGATGCAGGACGGCACCGGCGTCGGTGACGATCTTTAAGTGATCCTTAAAAAGCACGGTGTCCCTCCTTATCCTCTGCGCTGGCGGCGGGCCTTGTCGGCCTCCCAGCGGGTCTCGCGGGCAAGGTCGGCAGCGGACTGTGCCTTGCTCTGGATGTACTGCGTAATGTTGATATCACCCTCGCGGTGGTAGCTGCTGGCGGCGGCCCGCACCTGCGCGGTGCCGGACGCGGCAACGGTGCTGCCCAGCCGCATGTTGTCGGACAGCACCAGACTGCCCGCCTGCCGGATCATGTCGGCAAGGGCGGCGTTGGTCTTGGTCAGCGCCTTGGTGTTGGCGTTGATGGCGTCCTCCAGACTGCCGGTGCCGGTGGAGATGTCGATATCGCCGCTGATACCGCCGGAGCCGCCACTGCCGCCAGAAACGCTGCCGCCGCCGGACACGCCGGAGCTCTTTTTAGAGCCGCCCAGCTTGCTGACGATGGCCGCGATGGCGATGCCCAGCGCCACGGCTGCGCCCGCCACGATGACGCCCATCGGGATGCCGAAAACGGTTGCGTTCAGGGCCGCAGAGATGGCGGTCATCATGCCCTCAAAGGCCGCGCCGATGGAGCCGATCATGCCAGCCACGCCCGCGTAGATGGACGGGAAGCTGGACAGCAGGCCGCCCTGCAGGCCCTGACTGATGGCCGTGGCCGCGTTGCTCAGGGGGCCCTTGAGCCCGGTGAAAATGCTGGTGAGGGTGCTGCCCAGCTGGGACGCCTGCTGCCACACGTCGGCAAAGCCGTTCGTCAGGCCGCTGCAGATCTGGGTGCCGATGTCCCACGCCTTGGCGGCGATCTGCTGCTGGTACTGGCCCAGCACGCCGTTGATCTTGCCCACGAGCCCGAGGGCGTAGTCCTCGATCTGCTTCTTCTGATCGGCGGTCAGGCCGCCGTAGATGGTCTTTGCCACCCATTCGCCAACGCCCAGCCAGTCTTGATTCTTGACGGCGCTGTACAGGTCGTCAAAGGTGCCCAGCACGCCCTCGTTGGCTTTTTCCTGCAGCTCTTTCCACAGTCCGTCCAGCGTGTCCGCTGCAGATTTTTTAACCTGCTCGGCCACCTGTTCGGTGCCGTCGGCCGCGATGGTTTTGACCCGCTCCACCGTCACGAGGACCCCGTCCACCACGTCGTCGTAGGTCTCGGTGATGACCTTTTTCTGGGTCTCGGTGCCGTCGGTGAGCGTCTCGGTGACGGTCTGGGTGGTGGTCTTGACCCCGTCTGCCAGCGTCTCAAAGGTGGAAGTGACCGTCTTGGCGGTCTCCCGCACCGTCTCCATGGTCTGCTTGACGGTCTTTTTGCCCTTTTCGTCGATCTCGGTGATGGTCTTGATGTCCTTCAGCACACCGTCCACCAGCTGACGGGAAGTCTCGGTGATCGTCTGTTTTTGCTGCTGCTTGCCGTTGGAGAGGGTCTCATTTACGGTCTCCACCGTGCGGGTGACACCGTCTTTCACGGTTGTTACCGTGTCGGAGAGGGACTTCACCACCGATGCGGTGGCAGCTTTGGTGGACGTGCTAGCCTTTTTGCCGGAGGTATCGACTGCGGCGGCGGCCTTTCCGGCAGAATCGGTGACGGAGGCGGCCGCAGCCTTGGCAGCAGCAGCTTCTTCCTGCGCCTGCGCCACACGCTCGTTGTGGAGCTTCTGGCGGCGGGCACGGTCTTCATCCGTGGTCGTGTTGCTCTTGCGGGTGGGGGTGTCTGCCGTGCTGTCCGTGATACCGGTAACCGCAGCATCGCTGGCCGTGCCGACCAGGTCGGCGATCAGGCCGGAGAGCCACGAAGTGAGCTTGCCCCACATGCCCGCAATGCCGTTGATGATGCCCTGAACGATGTTCTCTCCGATGTGGCCGAACTCGTCCATATTGCCATCCCAGACACCCACCAGCTTGGCGATGCAGGCAAGGGCGGCTTCGGCCAGATTTTCGATGCTGCGGATGATGCCGTCCACCAGTGTGGTCAGGAGAGCGGCACCGCACTTGAGAGCTTCGGGTAGGTGCGAGATTATGGCAGCCGCCCATTTGGCAATCAGACCAGCCGCCGACGTGATGAGCTGGGGCAGCGCTGCGGTGATGCCGATGATAAGGCTTTCTACAAACTCGAAGCCTTTGTCCATGATGTCGTCGGCATGGTCGCCGAGATAGTCTGCCAGCTGCGCAATGATGCGCGCCGCGCAGACGATCAGCTCCGGCAGGTTGTCAATGATGCCCTGCACCAGCGTGCCCAGCACTTCGCCCGCAGTGTCCAGCATGGCAGGCATGGCGTCGGTCAGGCTCTGGGTCAGCTGGGTAATGATCTCCACACCGGACTGCATCAACCCGGGCAGCTGCTCAGCAATGCCCGCTGCCAGATCGGAGATGATCTCGCCTGCAGCCTGCAGCATAGCTTCGGGGCCGCCCTCGTCCAGGGCCGTGGTCAGCTGAGTGATGATGTCGGTGCCCCACTGCGCAGCCTCCGACAAGGCCGGTTCCAGCGAATCGAACAGGCTGATACCGAGGTTTTCTGCAGCCGTCTTCAGGGTGTCCACCTTGTGCTCGAAGGTGTCTGTCATGGTCTCGTAGGCGGTCTCGGTCGCGCCTGCGCTGTCCTGCATTTGGCTGAGCACATCGTTGAAATGGTCCGCCCCGCCGGATGCCAGCGATAGAGCGCCGGTGCCTGCTTCCACGCTGGACCACAAACCCGCGAACGCGGTGCTGCTGCCGCCAACGCTCTTGTAAAGGACCTGCAGCACGTCGCCCAGGCTCTTGCCCTCGGCGTTCAGCTGGGCAAAGCTCTTGCCGGTCTGCTTCTGCAAAATTTTGCCGACGGTAGAACCGGCATCGCCCAGCTCGTTGAGCATGGATTTGGTGTAGGTGGTGGCTTCGGCGGTGGCAATGCCGTTGGCGGTCATAACGGCCAGACCACTGGACAGGTTCTCAACGGTGACGCCGTAGGCCGCAGCCAGCGGAATGACCTTGCCCATGCTGGCCGAAAGCTCGTCCACGCTGGTCTTGCCCAGATTCTGGGTCGTCAGCAGGACGTCCGACACGTGGGTGGCCTGATCGGCGCTCAGGCCGTAGGCGTTCAGAGCGGTGGTCAGGATATCCACCGCCGAACTGCTGGACGTGAAGCCCGCAGCGGCCAGCTTGGAAGCCTGCCCGGCAAAGGCCACGGCATTTGCGGTGTCCTGTCCGGCACTGATGGCCTGATAGGCCGCTTCGGCAATGTCCGCAGCGGCAACGCCCATGCTGCTGGAGGTGTCCAGAATTTGCTTACTCAGCTCGCCCACGGACACCTTGCCCGTGTCGGCGATGGTGCTGACCTTGGCAAGGGCCGTCTCAAAGGACGCGCCGATATCCACCGAGGATGTCACCAGCTCGGCCATTTTGCTGGTGGCCGATTTTACAAAGTCGGCGATCAGCGTACCGGCGGCCACCGTCATGCTGGAAATGCCATTGGTAAAGCCGTTGGTGTCCAGTTTGGTGTTGCCGGTAATGTCAAAATCGAATGCCACTGTGTCCACCTCTCAATCCAAAGAGCGCGGGCACAGGGCACAGGCTGTTATAACTTGATCTCTATCTCCCGCTTACAGGCGGGATTCTTGCACTTGACCCAGACGCCGCTTGCACTGGCATCCGGGACAGCCCACACGGGCAGCGCCCGGCCGCAGTAAGGGCAGGGCACCGGCGCACGGTCAGCGCCGGAAGCGCGCCAGGAAGGCGGCGTCATGCTCCTCGACGGACACGACACGAGCGGCACCTCCTCTCAGCTCGGCAGGCAGGGCAAAACGCTCCTGCAGGTCGGCGTAGTGGTCACGCATGGAGCCTTCGTATTCAGACAAATCCATGGTACGCCAGCTCATGATCTTCGCCATGAGGGTGTCCTCCGGCAGGGCTGCAAACAGCGCCCGGAAGCGCCACCAGTGCACCTTCTCGCGGGTCAGGTCGATGCCGTAGGCCTGCTGGAATGCCGCCACGATGTAGGGCGCGTCGCAACGATAGTCAAAGGCGGGGCTGGCGGCGGGTTCGCTGGGGCCGTCATCCGAACCGCCCAGCGCCTGCTCTCCGGCGCGGTAGAAGTCAATCATGCTGCTGTAGGCGGCGACGGACTGCTCCTGCAGCACCGGTTCGCGGTAAAACTGTGCCATAATCGCGAGAGCAGTTTCCGGGTGGTCCCCGTCAAGTTCACCGTGGGCATAGGCGCTGGACAGTCGTAACATGTGCCGGAAATCCGGGTCGATGCGTCTGCCTTGCCAGACCGTCGGCAGAGTTGCTGTCAGCAGGTCAGCCATTTTCCAGAGCCGACAGTTCGGCCAGCAGCTGCTTGCGGCGGGCGGCCTTGTCCACACGCTCCACCATCTGAGCGGCAGGCGTGAGCTGCGGAGCAAAAACCTCACTGCGGGATGCAGACTGCGCCGGGTAGCTCACGGGCGGCTTGTGCCTGTTCTTTTTGGCCTGTGCGCGGCGCTGCTCGCGGTTCATGGGCACCGCTGCAGCCAGATTCATGCTGGCCTGTTCTGCGGAAATGGCCTTCGTAAATTTATCCATCACATGCTTGCAGGCACCAAAGTCGTTGCCGTCCAGACCCAGACGTTCCGACGCGCCTTCACCCAGTGCTTCATCCAGAAAGTTCATCAGCAGGCGGCACTGGCCGCGCAGAACGTCGGCAATACCGGTATGCTGGCGCTGCTTTTCGCGATCGGATGCCGCTTCCATGTGCCGCTGTGCCGTCTCCACGCGGTCGATGTCGTTCGCATTCAGCGCGGAAAAATCAAATTCCTGTCCACAAATAACCATATTCTGGCTCCTTTCGTTTGGGCCCTGTGCCGGAACCGCCCCGGCAGATGCTTTCAGGGCATAAAAAATCCCCGTTCCGGGTGTGGAGCGGGGACACGGTGGAAAAATCAGCCCTTGACGGCCTTAGCAGGCTCGGCGGACTGGGTGGCGGGGTTGTAGTCAAACTCCTCCGGCGTGCCGATGGCCTTCACGTCGCAGGCAAAGGTGGCCTTGGAACCGGCTGCACCGCCCACATCGCTGGTGACGATGATGGCAGCGCTGCCCTTCTCGCCCTTGCCGGTGCGCAGGCTGAAATAGATGTACGGCACGATGACATCACTGCCGGTGCCATACTTGATCTTGTGGGACAGAACGAAATCCTGAAAAGCGTCACCTACGCAACGGTCGCCGTTGACGGTAAGGGTGCGCTGGGTGCCGGTCTTGTCGGTGACGTTGCCGGTGCGGATGTACTGGGAGTCCTCGGTGGTGGCGTTCAGGGAGCCGGAATGCTCCTTCACGTGGTCGGCGCAGACGATCCAGTCCGCTTCTTTGCTCTGCTTAGAGGGGTCAGTCTGGAACGCCAGCACAAAATCGTTTGCCGTCTCAATACCGGTATAGGACGCGCTGGGCGTGATGCCGGACTTGGTAATGGCTTCGGATACGGTCATATCAAAACTCCTTTCATTTGGGCATGTAGTAGGTCAGGCGCAGCTGCATCTGCATCCGGCAGCTGCCCTCGCTGCTGGTGACGATGTAGCCGGTGTTGGTCACGGCAATGCCGGTGGGGGTCTTGCCCCCGCCGCAGGCCGAGAGGTCGGGCAGGCTGTGCCGGGCTTCCTGCCGCATGACCCACTCGGTGAGTTGCTCAAAAAAGCCGCTGTTCTGCACGGCCAGCACGTCCGTTTCGCTGTACTCCCGGCGGGACAGGAAAAGGTAGTTCTTCGCCATTTCCCAACCGGAAATATACTCGGTGACAATGGGGTCACCGGGGCTGTCTTCAACAGAAAAGGCGGTTGCATCCTCGTCCAGTCCGGCAATGCGGAAAGCCGCGCCGGTAGCTTCCTGTTCGTCGGCAATCAGCGGGCAGGTCTTGAGCCATGCCCGCAGGGCGGCAATGGTAGGCTTCACGGTCTCGCTCATTTGCTCCCTCCCAGAAACTGCTTTGCGGCGTCATGGGCAAACTTTTCCAGCTCGTCCTTGTGGTCGGCAATGGCCCGCTGGCCCCAGTAGGAACCACGGAAGCAGTCTGCACCGCCGCGCAGTTCGTTGCTCTGCCCCATCGGGTGCAGATAATACTGCGCCCGGGCGTAGGGCGTATTGTACACCAGCTTGCCGTCCTTGCAGTCGGATGCCTGATTGACGCTGTTCTTCAGGGTGCCGGTGTCAAAGGGCACATACGGGTCAATGGTCGCGGCCACTTTCTGAGAAAAGGCGTACTGGACTTTCGCAAACCGCGCGTCCATGTCGGCCTGAAAGCCGGGCCGGAACTGAATCTTAAAATCAAAAACGGGTGCATTCATGCCCTCATCTCCCTTCCACATGCCAGTGCGGCAACAAAGGCTCCCGGTTGTCGGAAACCGCTGCCGCCGTGCAGCACGGGTGTGTTTTTTCGAGGTGGGCGTATTCCTCAGCGGTCAGGCTGGGCACCGCACCCTGCACGACCTTCCAGCCGCGTTTCAGGGTCCAGTGCTTTGCCTTTTCCGCAGCGGGCAGCGCCGCCCACTGGGCGTAGGGCAGGTAGCCCGCCGTGCACACGCTGGCGGGGATGCGGATGTGCGTGGTGCGCTCCGGGTCCTTGGCGGTGCCGCTGCCGGAAGTGGAGCGGCATTCCCGCCAGCTGCAACCGGGGAACACCCAGCACACCGGCGTGTCGGTCTCGGTCTTTACGTCGTGGATGAGGTTCACCACGGTAACGGCAGTCTGCATCAGTCAAGCCCCCTGTACAGCAGGCCGTGCGGGTCAGAGCCCAGCGCCGTGCGGATGACCTCGGCGGCTTCCTGCCGGACGGCGGCGCTCACGCTGGCATTGCTGCCGAAGGTGACGCTGTAGCCGTCGTTGGAGACGCTGGCAGCGCCCGGCACAGCACCCGCCGCAGACGCAGCGGCCAGCAGGCCGACGATCTGGGCGCAGGCGTCTGCCAGTGCTTCCCGGCAGCTCTCGCACCCGGCGGCGTGAGGCTCGGCACGGCCGAAGGTGACAGCGTCGATCATGTGGGAAGCCCAGCTGCACAGCACACCGAAGGCCGTCTCCGGCACTGTGCCGCCTGCCGCCGCGTACTGGTCATAGGTGCAGTAGAGCATGGCGGGTCCTCCTTAGGCTTCGATGCGCTTGATGTACAGGGTCTTGGGCTTGGACACCTTGATGCCGTACACCTTGCGGCCCTGCACAGCGGAAGCGCCGATGAACTTGCCGGAACCGCTCAGGTCCTGCAGGTGCACAGGGGTCTGCCACTCCATGACGCGGTGGCACCAGTTGGGATGGCCGCAATGAAGTCCACCTTCTCGCCCATGGTGGTATCCTCAAAGACAGTAAAGCCTGCCACGCGGCCCACAGCGCCGGACTGCACCACAGCATCCCCCAGCGCAGAAGCCTTGATGAATTCAGGACTTTTCAGCAGCAGGGCATAGGTCTCAGGGGAGACCAGCAGCCAGCGGCCATCCGTGGGCACATGGGTCTCGGACAGCTTGGTGCGGGCGTCCACGATGGTGTCATAGATGTTGGCCTTGGTCAGGGCAGCAGTGCTGTCCATGGCGGTGCCACCGGATACCAGCTCGGCAGAAGCGTCGGTCTCCATCTGCAGCGCCAGCGAGTAACCGGCGCTGTCCAGACGGTCGGCTACCAGATGGCCGGGCACGCTCTCGGCGTCAAAGCCGTCGATCAGCTCATTCACGGCCTTGTCCTTGTCGATGGTCACGGTGAGATAGCTGGTATCGCCGTGGGTCATGGTGGTGCCGGTCTTCTTGTTGTAGTCGGAGACCTCCACCTCGGTGTCGCGGACGGGCACCTTAACGGCACCGGCCTTGGGGCTGCCTTCGTAACGGTTGTTGCAGATGATGCCGACGCGCTTCACGATGGTGGCGCGCAGCTTGGCATCTACCAGTTCGGAATAACGCTCTCTTGCAGTATGGGGCATGAAAAATCATCCTTTCCTTAAATTTTGATGTTGGGGTTCATGGCTTTGAAGGACGCTTCCACCGAGTCCACGTCGTCCTCGCCGTGCATCGGGTCACCGTGTTCGGCACCGGTAGAGTAGGTACCAGCGCCCTTCTTCTCGCCGTCCTGCACCTCACCAAAAGCCCACGGATTCGCCTTGGCAGCATCGTCCAGAGCCTTTGCGATGTCGGTGCTGCGGTCGGCAGAGCCCTTCAGGGCTTCCAGATCCAGCAAAGCACGCACTGCCTTGACGCTGCGGCCCTTCTTGCTCATGATGGCGGCATTCAGGGCGTTATCGAAGGAAAAGCCCTCGGCCTGCGCCTTCATGTCGGCCTTCAGCTTGGTGACCTGCTCCTGCAGGCCTGCCACGTCCACGCCGTCAAAGGCTTTCAGGCCGTCCTGTGCGGTCTTGAGCTGGGCGTTTGCGTTGTCCAGCTGGGTCTGCAGGGCCGTGGCGGCAGACTTCTCCCGGTTGATGTCTGCGCCGTTCTCCTGCATGATCCAGTTCAGCTGTTCCTCGGTGATGCCGGGGATCTGTTTCTTCACGTCTTCACGTTTCATGGTGGAAAGCTCCTTTCGTGTGTGAGACCACAGTTTTTTACACTGTTCTCTGTCAGTATTCGGTCTTGGGCGGGGTACGCGCCGCCCGCCGCATGGTGCCGCTTGCGGGAGTTGAACCCGCCGCCCCCGGATTAAAAGTCCGGTGCTCTGCCAACATGAGCTAAGACGGCATGAAAAAAGCACGGTGCAAACTGCATCGTGCTTGATATCAACTAAAACAGGGGTGTTTTAGCCGGTGTTACTTTTTGGGGTGCGGGTGCGGCGTGTATTTGTCGTCCTGCGCCTGCTGCACGGCGGATGCAATCATGAAGAACAGCCGGGCACCGTTCAGCAGAACGATCTCAAGCAGCGCGAGGATCATCAGAGTGATAAGAACTGTAGTAACCATAGTGTACCTCCTGAAAAATGGGTAAAAGAAAACCACGGTGCGTGTGCATCGTGGTTCAGTTGATGTTATGAATTACGGCGTGCAACAGTAGATTCTGTCGTACACTGCTTCGCCCTCACGAGAAAGAGCTGTCGGCTCGTCATTCTCGTCAAAGGTCGATGTGATGAAATCATCAAGCTCCAAAAGAAGCTCGTCCAGACTCCTGCAGTTTACAGCGCTGGGAACATGCTTCTTCAAAAACTCCTTGGAATCAGTATCTAAATCTTCAAAACAAAAGGTCATTTCTGCTCACTCCTTGGATTCAGCTGAATCAGCTGTCCCGTGTCTGGGTTTATCGTGACGATCGCTTTGCCAATAAGGCGCACGCTTCGCTTTCCTCTTGAATCCGTTTTTACAGGGTTGATGCGCTCAGGATTCAAAACGGTATCACGCATGGCTTCATAGCCAACACCGCTTCGCCGGATGATTTTAAGGTCATATTTTAACTTATCGGGGTCGACCAATGTGCCGAACATACGCTCCATGAAATGGACGGTATGTCCGGTAATAACAGTACCATCTGCAGTAGTCTTGCCCACAAGCTCGGTCTGGATGCGCTCGTGCGTACTCTTGTACAGGTCAAAACCTGCAAGCGGCGAAAGCCAGCCACTTTTTACGCTGTTGGCATATTGCATCAACAACCGATATTCTTCGGTATTATTATACCGTGCATCATAATATTTTGCAACGGTATTCAGGCTGGTACTCTGCGCATTGATAGACTTGAGCCAGTCGGTGTGATGCGCCTGAGATTTTGCGCTCGCCTTACTTGCTTCGCTCCTGCCAAACTTCGGCACGCTGGTGCGGGCACTGTCCACTCTGCCGCCCGTGGCCTGTGCAAACTCTGCAAGGCTCTGGCGGGCGGCTCTCAGGCGCACGGCGGCGTCGGTGGCGTCCAGCCCGGCGGCGTCCTCGGCCAGATACCGCTTTTTCCAGCGGCGGACGCTGCGCTCTCGGGCACGCTGCATCTGGGAGATCTCGTAGGCGGTGTACTTTTGGCCGTTCCACTCGATGTTCCGGGCGTTCAGCTCCCGCAGCTGCTCCTGCGTCCATTGGGGCGGGTCGCCCAGCTCCGGGAACACCGCAAAAAAGGTGTGGCGGCAGTTCCAGCCGCAAAGGCCTGCGCCAGTACCGTAGCCGGTGGCGGCTTCAAAATCCGGGTAGTGCCTGCCCTTGTAGTCCACCGCCCCGCCCCGATGGAAGCGCCTGCCCTGCCATTCTGTATGAGAAGGGCGTGCCCCGCCGTGGGCGGTCGTCTCGAAGAACTCCACGCCCATTTCATCGGCACGAGCCACCTGCAGCTTGCCAGCCGTCTGGTTCACACCGGTGAGCACGGCACGCCGGGCGGCCACCTCGATGCTGTCCTTGTGGCCGCTGGGGTAAGTGACCATGGGCATGTCGTCTGCAAGACTGTCCACGGCCTGCTTGACGGCGGTTTTGTAGTCAAAGGCACCGGTGCTCACCTTACCCCATGCGGCGTCCAGCGTGCGTTCGAACGCGCCTGCGACGGTGTTTGCCGTGGTGGCGGTGAGATTGCTCCATGTGCCGTAGGTCTGGCGGGCACCGGCGTCAAGCAGGTTGTTCAAGGCTGCAGATTCTTCAAAGGGCGTCGGCTCGAGATCGTAATGGTAATAGATCGCGTCCTCGCGCTCCATGGCTTCGGTGGCGGCCTGCAGAAGCAGCCTGCGGATGGTGGCTTCACTTTTGCCGCTGTACTTGGCCAGCAGCTTCACGATGTCGTTGCGCAGGGCTTCGGTCTGCTGGTAGCGCCAGAGCTGCCAGTTGGCCGTGGATGTCACCGTGTCCATCTTGCCGATGCGCCGGGCCACGTCCTGTAAAATCTCGTCCTCGACCTGCTGCAAGAGCTTCACAAAGGCGTCCGGTATCTGGTCGAGGTAACTCGGCGGCAGCATCAGGCACCCCCAAAGGTGAGCTGCTCATCGGTCTGGCTGTCGGCTTTTGCCTCTGCCGTCCACTGGTGTGCCTCGTCCTCGCTCAAACTGTACCGCGCGGAAAGGTAGCGGCAGCGGGGCACAAGGCCCGCCAGCGCGTCTTCCCGCAGCTGGTTCGTGCGCTCCTGCTCGCTGACAATGTAGCTGTCATCCCAGTTGACCGAGATGCTGGTCTCCGGGTCCACCGGTGCACCCAACAGGTTCTTTGCTGCCCACAGGATAGCCCGCAAGATGCCGATCAGCGCCGTTTCGATGAGGATCTGGTTCTTGTTGGCGTTCTGCACAAGGTCCTGTCGGCTTCCGGTGTACTCGGTGGCGGTAGTTACAGTGCCTTGGTCGAACTTGTACCGGTGGCAGCCCAGCTTGCACTTGAAGCTCATCATGTCCAGCGCGTCCTGCACAGCTCGGTGGTTGTCTTCGGTGCGCAGGTCGGGGTTATACTCCCGCCATGCAGCGGGCTGGTCGATGCCGCCCTCCGGCGTGGGAAGCTCGTAGAAAATCTGGCGGTGGACGGCATCCGGCGGGACAGCGTGTTCTTTGCCGTCCTTGTCTACCCATTTTTTACACATGGAGCGGTCGTAGAAGATTTTCTTGCCGCCCAGGCGAAGGTCCTGCCGGTAGTTGTCGAAGGCGTAATCCACCATCTGGGCCGCGTCCAGCGCTTCGGAAAAGATGCTCATGCCCAGTCCCATGCCGCCGTCAATGTTCTTGGCGACGGCCGGGCTGAACAGGCTGAACCACGCCGGTGCGCCGGTGACCGTGATGCTCTCCACCGTGCCCGGCGGGGTCTTGGCTTTCGTGAACTTCGGCGTGCCGGAAATGTCGTCCGTTACCTCAAACCACTCGTTGGTGATGGTGCGCTTGCCGTCCTTGCTGGTGTGGGTCTGCAGGTAAACAGCGGGCTTGCCGCTCATCATACACTCAGACACAAAGGCGGCTTCTGTCACAACGCCGCGCTCCACGCTGATGGGCAGGATGCAGCAGGCGGGGTCATAGTCCAGCTGAATACGGCCCTGCGGCGAGGACAGAGCGTTCCCGGCGGCGTCTACGGTCAGCCCTTCCACACTCAGCACAAACGCGCCGGTGCCGGACCAGTAGGCCTGCTCTACCAACTTGTTGGCATTCTCCCAGAAATGCAGCTGCCGCAAAAGGCCGCCGGTCTGCTGCTCATCGCTGCCCAGCAGGTAGGCGGCCGTCTCGGCATCGCCGATCTGAAGGGTGGTCTTGTCGTTCAGCAGCAGGTTCGCCCAGTCCTCGCAGACGTGCTTCGGCATCCGCAGGGAAGCCAGACGCCGGGAAATGACACTGCCGTCCGGGGCGTCCTCTTTCTGGTCGTGGATGTCGGGCACGTCACCCTTCCACCACTGCCGCCAGATTTCGATATTGCCGTAGTAGTCTGCATCCAGCCGCAGATGTCTGGTTTTGTTCAGGTGTTCGATAAAGGCAGAAACGTTCATCTTGCAGTCAGTCTCCTGTAATCGCGTTCGATGGTGTACTCGAAGGCATCCAATGTATCAATGTCGGTGGTGCCGTCATCCAGACGCTCGTCCACGCCGGGGTGCTTTTGGCTCCACAGGGCGGCGGCAAGGGCATCCCGCAAGGTGGCAGCTTCCGGCATATACCAAAAGCGCCCGCCGCCCATCAGGATGGACGTCAGGCGGATGCGGTCAATGATCTGGATCTTGGCGGAATTGTTGACCCGGTCGGCCAGCCACGAAAGCTTGCTGGCCCGCAGCCGGGAACGGATGTGGTTGATCAGGGTCTGCTCGGCGCTGTCGCAGAAAATAAAGTGAATCTCGCCGTACCGTGCGAACACGGCGGTGCAGAAATCAATAAGCTGTGCGGCAAGATAGTCGGCATCCTGATTGCGCGGGTCCACCCGCTGGGATGCCAGCCCCACGACGCCCGCGTAGTATGGCAGAATGCCGGTGGCCACGAAGGCGTGCTGCGACCCGTTGCCGCCAAAGTCCACCCCGATGTGCACCCGCCACGGCTTGCAGGGCTTGGCCGAGGGCCAGAGGAAACGGCCATCCCCGGCGGCGATGCTGTCCGCGAAGGGCCGGTAGATGATGCCGTTGGCCGCTGCCCACTGCCCGAGGATGAAGCGGTTGTAGTAGACAGTGCCCGCATACTCCTTCTTCAGCTGCGCCACGAACTCCGGCGGTAGGGTGGGGTTGTCGTCGATGGTATAGGCCTGACAGTAGATGTCGGCGTCCGAGTCGAGGAATTTCTTGAACCAGTGCTGGGGGTTATCCGGGTTGCAGGTGCCGTCGAAATGGCTGTGCGGACAGGACAGACGGCTCTTGAGCATCTGGAACACGCCCTCGTCCCACGTGGTGATCTCGTCGCCGTAGGCGTACTCAAAGGCCGCGCCCTGAATGCGGGCGATGTGCTTTTTGTTGTCGGCACCCAGCACATACACCTTGCGGCCGAACAGCTGCACGATGTTGCCGGACGCCGAGGTGCGCACGACGCCCACCAGATCCGCGCCCCAGAGCGCCCGCATGGGCTCCAGCACGTTGCGTTCCAGCGTGCCGAGGGTGTTGCCCAGCATGACCAGCAGCCCCTCGTCCCGGGCGGCAAGGATGCGCTGCGGGATGGTGACGGCGCAGTCCAGATAGGTCTTGCCGCTTCGGGTGGCGCCGGTCTTGATGTTCCAGCGGTGGGAGCAATTGCGAAGGAACTCCTGCTGAAACTCAGTCAATGGCACTGTCCACACCTCCCAGCAGCTTGCGGGCGGCTTCCAGCGCATCTGCGGCGGGGTCTTCCTGCACGGTCTCCTCGCCCAGCATCTTCAGCAGCACACCGGCGGCCCGGGCATCACCGCGCTTGGCGGCTTCAGTAATGCCCATGACCACGCTCATCTGGTTGTCCACGTCCTCCGGCTCCACCTCGTCCCGCAGCAGGGCATTCACCCGGCGGCGGTCGGTCTCCGGCAGGCTGAGGTAGTAGTCGGCTGCATCCTTCATGGAGCGCTTGCGGCGGCGTGCCACACCGGAAGCAATGCCGCCCTTTTCCTGAATTGTCCTTTGTTCATCCTTTGTTCGCTGGTCCAGCGGCACAAGGTTTTTGTATCCATCTTCACGCGGCACGTCACCACCTCTCTCGTTGGAATCATAGAAAAAGCCGCCCATGCGGACGGCAGGAATATCAAAGAAACCCGGCTGAGCATTCAGGCTGTTGGTCGGGAAAGATGATCCTCTGTGTCAGCCGGGCAGCACAAAGCCCGCAGGGCTGAAGGGAGTAAACCTTTCCTGCGGGCTTCGGCATTCTAATTATACTTCGGATTCAAGGTGTTGGGTAGATGCTGTTTGGTGCGGTTCAGTGCTGTCTTTGATCTCCAGCTTTTCAATGGCAGCACGATGCCTGGTAAAGGCCCAGCGTTTTGCCAGACGGACGTGTACGGAAATCTTGTCCCATCCTTCCAGCAGGATATACCGCCGGAACAAAATCATGAAATCCACCTCGTTGTCCAGCTGGCTGAACACGTCCATGATCTCGGCGCGGATGGTGTCGCATACAGCAGACTGCGCTTCGGCGGCCCGGCGTGCTTCGTCGATGCGCTCTACGCTGCGGGGCAGTGCCTGTCCGTCGCCGCTGCCGCCCGGCACGGGAGAAATACGCTGGGTGGTGTGAAAGGCTTCAGCTTCCAGCGTGGCAAGCTCGTCCAGCTTGAGCAGCTCGAACCGCTTCGCTGACCGGTACCGCCAGAGCCATGCTTTCTTTTCTTCGTAGGTCATTCCATCGCCTCCACCCGGACGAACACGCCGCAGGGGTCCGACCAGAATTTTTCTACGATCTCGCTGCACACCTGTGCATCGTCCGCCCAGAAGTGCAGGCGGGTCATCTCATCCTTGAGGGCTTTTTCCAGATTGTCAGTGTCCGGCTTGCTGGTGCGCCATGTGCCGTCCGGGTGCCGACCCTCGGTAGGGAAACACCACTTGACCAGCAGACGCACCGGCTGGCCTGCGGGGATAGGCTGCTGCGGTGCGTGGGGCGCAAGATAGGCGTGGAGCTTGGCACGGGCGGCTTTCAGTTCCGGGCTGTCGTGCAGCACCGCGTGCGGCTGCCCGCCCTTCATGTAAGCGTGCAGCTGCTTTGCGTTGTGGGTGGTGGTGGGCGGCTGCATGGGGATGAAGAATTGCATGTACATGGGGTTCACCTCGTTTTTCTTTTTTGATTTTCAGGGCCAACGTGATGGGGAGGGGCTCCCGGATGGATGGGGCTGTGTACGCCCATCCTCCGGGATCCCCATCACACACGGACGGATTATGCTATTATATATAGGCATTTTCCGTCCCGGATCCGTAGGAAAATGCGGCATTTTCCGAAATCCGTAAGACGGACGCGGACGGATTATGCTGGCATTTTACCGTTTTTGTACTTCCTGTAAAACAAAATATTGCAGTTTGTAATCATCCATCCGAACCGGGTTCCTTGCGGCCCACGTCGGTGCCGTCGATCCAGTAACCGCCGTCGGCTTTCAGGCGGCGGCGCACGGTGTCCGGTTTCAGACCCATATACTCGGCCATGGCGTAGACGGTGACCTTGCCGTCCATCGTGCAGGATTCGTATGCGGTGGACAGCTCCACGGATTTGTTCTTGGCCAGCTTCTCCCGGCTGCCCCAGCGTTTTTCCGCGCAGCGTGCCGCAAAGCCTTTAACGTCACCGTCCGGCTGGAGATCTTCCAGCAGGCCGCTGTCCGGCTTGTGCACCGGGTAATCAAACCAGAGGTTGACCGGGTCGAACTGGGCAAACTCGCGCAGGGTGCCCTCGATGCGCCAGGCGGTCATGCCGTCGGTCTTTTTCTCGGCGGCAGCCCCCTCGGCGTCGATGGCCCGCAGGTCGGCAAGGCCGAGTTTTTCCTTGGCAATGGCCAGCATCCGGGTGCGGCTGAGGGCATCGTCCGGGCCGTAGGCATCGGCATGGCCGCGCTTGTCCAGCATGGCCTTGATGACCCGGCAGGCGGCCTTGTTGTGCAGCTGCTGGCGGATAGCATCGGTTGGCACCAGTTCGGTCATGTCCAGCATGGCGTCCGGATCGCGGGCGAACACGCCGGAGCCGGACGCGCGGTCCATGCTGCGCTTGCCGCCCTGGGCACCCTTGGAGTGATGGTGGCAGTAGATGACGGCACAGTCCAGCTCCCGGCAGACCAGGTCGAACTGGTTGCAGAACTTTGCCATCTGGTCGGCCGAGTTCTCGTCACCGGTGATGACCTTATAAATGGGGTCAAGAATGACGGCGGTGTAGCCTTTTTTCTTTGCCCGACGGATGAGCTTGGGGGCCAGCTTGTCCATGGGCACAGATGCGCCGCGCAGGTTCCAGACGTCGATGTTGGCAAGGTTCTCCGGCGCAAGGCCGAGGGCGGTGTACACGTCCCGGAAGCGGTGCAGGCAGGACGCCCGGTCCAGCTCCAGATTGATGTACAGCACCTTGCCCTGTGCACAGTTGAACTGGCCCAGCCACGGCTTGCCCTCGGCAATGGCGATGCACAGCTCGATGAGGGCGAAGCTCTTGCCCGCCTTGCTGGGGCCTGCCAGCAGCATCTTGTGGCCCTTGCGCAGCACCCCGAAGATGAGCGGGTCGGCCAGCGGCGGCAGGCTCTCCCAGTCGGCGGCGAGGTTCTCGGTGTCCGGCAGTTCATCCGTTTCCGCTTCCAGCCAGTCCCGCCATTCATCCCAGCAGGATTTGCCGATGTTCGTTTCCAGCAGCACCTGCCGCTTGTCACCGCGCGGGATGCCGGGCATCCGGCTCAGGCGGGAAGGGTTGCGGTTCTGCTGGTCGATGGTCAGGCCGTTTTTCTGGCAGGCGGCGTAAAGGTAATCCACCCGTTTGCGGTACTCGGCATAGTCCGGGGCATCCACCTTGACGATGGCATGGACGCTTTTGCCGCCGGAGTACACCAGCGCCGCACAGGGCAGTTCCAGCTGCTTGATGATGGCCTGCTGCTTGCCCAGCTCCATGTTGTCGCACTCCACGAGGGCGTAGCGGTAGGCGGTGATGTTGGCATCCTTGCGGCCGGTGCCGTCTACGGGATTGAAGCAGATCCACGCGCCCACTTCGGGGTCCCAGTCGCCCAGCACCTTGCCGAGGTCGCCACCGCAGGTGTCCAGCTCGGCGATGAGCTGCTTCGCGGTGCGGCTCCAGCTGCCGCGTGTCGGGCGGCGCTTGTCGTCGGCCATGAAGCTTTCGGTCACATAGGCCACATACTCATCTTCTTCGAACAGGGCCTGCAGGTAGCGCTTGAGCTGGTCGGCAGGGTCCCACTGCTCAGGCAGGTTCAGCTCGTGAGCTTCCACCCAGCGCGGGTCCACCAGACGGCCTTCCGGCTGGGCACCGGGGCCGACAGAAATGTCATCGTTCCAGTCCAGCGCGTGGCCTGCGGGGCCGCTCCATCCGTGGGAATAAGCCAGCTGAAAGATGCTGCCGGCCGTGACGGGACTGGCTCCGCCGCCGTGAAAACTTCCCCATTTCTTAACGCACTCGCCCTTGTGGTAGCGGCCCGCGTCGCGGGTGCTCCACTGCTCCCAGACAGTCACCGGCAGGCCGGAGTCTTTCAGCCCCATGCCCACCATGAGCCATTCATCATAGGTCAGGGCGGACGGGGAGATGAAGTCCAATGCTTCCTTGAGTTCATTTTCATGTTCCATTCGCGTTACCATCCAAAGTTAAAAGGACTGTCCGGTGCGGCGGGCGGTTCCGCAGGCGGGGTGTAGGTCTTGGGGTTCACGCCTTTGGGCACGCCGCGCCAGCCCTGCGCCGCAATGCGGTCGATCATGTGCTTTGCTGCGTCGAAGCTCCATGTGCCCACACTCTGGAAGCCGTAGCGTTCCAGCACGCGGATCTGTTTGGGCGTGGTCAGGCCCTCGGCGCGGCGTTTGTTCAGCCGGTCCAGCAGCAGAGATGCTTTGCCGGCCGATTCTACGGCGTCCGGCAGGATGCCCATCTTCTCGAGGGCGGCAGACTGCTCGGCGCTGGGCGGGCCCGCTTCCCAGCCAAAAGCCGGCACATACCCGGCAAGGTCCTCGGCCTGAATGCTCATCTCGTACTGCAGCGGGTCCACCAGCTTGGCCTTTTTGCGGCGCTGTTCTTCCAGCTGCTTGGCGAGGGCTTCCTCCCGCTGGGCCACTACGTCCTCGCTGGCCTGCACGGCGGCTTCCTCGATGTCCTCAGGGCAGCCGGTCTGGGCCAGATTTTCGGTCATCTGGCGGGCCACGGTGCGGTCCTCGCAGACAAGGTCTGCCGGGCGGCACAGCTCGTGCTTGTCGGTCATCCAGAGGAAATCCAGCAACAGCAGGTCGGTCTTGCCCGGAGAAAGCCGGGTGCCGCGCCCCACCATCTGGCTGTACAGGCTGCGCACCTTCGTGGGGCGCAGCACCACCACGCAGTCCACGGACGGGCAGTCCCAGCCCTCGGTGAGCAGCATGGAGTTGCAGAGCACATTGTACTTGTCGGCTTCGAAATCGGTCAGCACCTGCTTGCGGTCGTCGCTCTGGCCGTTGACCTCGGCGGCGCGGAAGCCGTGCGCGTTGAGCAGGTCGCGGAACTTCTGACTGGTCTTGATGAGGGGAAGGAACACCACCGTTTTGCGGTCACGGCAGCGCTGGGCCATTTCGGCAGCGATCTGTTCGAGGTACGGGTCCAGCGCGGTGCCCAGCTGGCCCAGCGAGTAATCGCCGCTGGTAAAACCAACGTCGGTGATATCCAGCTTCAGTGGGATGGTCTGGGCCATGATCTTGCACAGATAGCCCTCCTTGATGGCGTCGGTCAGCTTGTACTCGAAGGCCAGACTGTCGAACACCTCGCCCAGATTGCGCATGTCGCCGCGGTCGGGCGTGGCGGTGACGCCCAGCACCTTGGCTCTGTCAAAGTAGTCGAGGATACGGCGGTAGCCGTCGGTGATGGCGTGGTGGGCTTCGTCAATGATGATGGTGCCGAAATAATCCTGCGGGAAACGTTCCAGCCGGGCGGTGCGCTGCAGGGTCTGCACGCTGCCCACGACCACCCGGAACCAGCTGTCCAGACAGGTGGATTCGGCTTTTTCCACGGCGCTGACAAGGCCGGTGGAACGCTGCAGCTTGTCTGCTGCCTGCTCCAGCAGCTCGCCCCGATGGGCCAGAATGAGCACCCGGTCCCCGGCGCGTACCTGATCGGCGGCCACAGACGCAAACACGATGGTCTTGCCGGTGCCGGTGGGCAGCACCAGCAGGGTGCGGGTGCGCCCTGCTTCCCACTCGGCATGGATGCGGTCACGGGCCTGCTGCTGGTAAGGGCGCAGGGTTTGTGTCTCAGCCATTTAGAATGCCCCCTGCTTCCAGCCCTGGGTGGGTGCAGCCTTGGGCTCGGGCGGCGGCAGGAAGCGCTGAACCTCGTTGCTCTGGCCGGTCTCACCGGCGTGCGGGCCGCTCTGCCTGGTGTACTCGCGGACGCCCAGCTTGCAGATGCCCTTGGCACCTACCACGCTGCCCCAGCGGGGACGGAAGGTCTCACCGCGCTTGCACTGTCCGATGCTCTCAAAGAAAGCGCCCAGCAGACCCTGCGTCTTGGTGTGCAGATACAGGCGGTGGGTCACGGTGGTGTCGCCCTTGGCACCACCGTAAATGCGCAGGGTCAGTTTTGCCATCTTGCAGGGCGGCAGCTTGGCGCTGCCTTCGAAGTGGGCGCGTTCCATCTGCGTCACTTCAAAGGGGTACTCGCCCTCCGGCAGCAGTACGAATTCCTGCTGTTCGTTGGTAAGGTCGTCGTCCCAGTCCAGAGCAAAGCCTTCGTTGTTCATTTCGTTCATAAGTAAGTCCTCCTGTCAGTTTGTTAAAAAGGAATGTCACGGTTGTCGAGCACCATCTGGTACACCTGCGGCCATGCGCCGATCAGACAGCCCTCCACGAAATCGGCGGGATAGTCCTTGATGGGCATGTCTTCCGGGAAGTAGCCCCGCTTGCCCACAACGCCCTGCAGTTCTTCGCTGCTGACTTTGTTGGCGTTCATCAGTGCGGCCAGCTTTTCGGGCACGCCCAGGCTGAGCAGCACGCTCTTTTCGGAACTTTCCATCGGCGGCGTGGCCTGCGGCTGGGGATGAGAGACAGGCTTCGTTTCCGGCTGCGGGCTGGGCAGGATATCCGCTTCCGGCGCGTGAGCCGGAGCGTGCTGCACGGGCGTCTGCGTGGCTGTCAGTGCGCTGCTGCCGGGCAGGCAGTGGGCAATGGCGGCGTAATCGAAGGAAATCTCATCCGGCAGGTCAAAGCGGTTCTTGGCGTCCCAGCAGGCATGGTGGGTGGTGTACAGCACCCGCTTGCCGCCGCTGGCCTTGTTCTTGGCGTTGGGGCTGCTGCTCGCCTTTTCCACCACGGTCTTGTAGTTTGCGAACAGCAGCATGTCGCACCATTCCCGCAGCAGCGGGGCTACCTGCTTAGAGGTCTTCATGGTCCAGCGGTCGTAGTTGCCCACGGCGTCGGGCTGCTCAAACTTGGTGATGGCGGCATGAGCCAGCACCACCACGTTGTGCCCGGCATTCAGCACTTCTTCCAGCGCGTCCAGCAGCTTGCTGAATTCCTCCTTGACGTAGGTGTAACCCTTGCCGTAGCCAAAATCCTCAATGCCGTTGACTTTCGCTTTGGCGCACACGGCCTGAATGCACAGCCGTTCAGCCCAGTCGGCGGTGTCGATGACCAGCGTGCCGCAGGGGATATTTCCCTTGCGCACCTCGGCTACCTCGTCCAGCAGCATGGCCCAGCTGGTGGGCTGGGGTAGGCGCTTGACGTTCAGCCGCTTGGTGCCGCCCTCGGTGTCGATGAACACGGGGTCCGGGAAATGGGAGGCAAAGGTGGATTTGCCGATGCCCTCCGGGCCGTACAGCACGGTCTTGACCGGGGCGGACTGCACACCGGCAGTAACTGCATACTTGCTCATTTAAAACGCTCCTTTCGTCCAGCTTTTTGGCTGGGGCTTTTCGGTGACGGGCGGCGGGGTGATGTCGGTATCCTTCACCATGCCGTCCTCAATGATGATCTGGCACTCGCTGCCGGTGGAGACCCGGGTGGCGATGGCTTGCAGGCCCTCAGCTTCCAGCCAGACAGAGAACTCCTGCAGGGTGGTCATGTCCATTTGTTCCAGCTTGTCCAGCAGCACGAAGCCGCAGTCCGGGTTCAGGCGGCGCACGATGGCCGCAGCCACCCGCAGCTGGTCGCTGCCGGACATATCCCGCCAGTGCTTTCCTTTATAAGTAAGGGCACCGTCCTCGACGCTCAGGCCCCGCAGCGGCAGGTCTGCGCCGTTCAGCAGGGCCATACGGTCAGCGCGCTTCTGGGCGATCTGCTCGGTCAGGCGCTTGTACTCGCTGTCATACTGAACAGCTTCGTCTTCGGCGCGGGATTTTTCAAGGTTGGCGCGGACCTTGCGGTTGGTCTCCTCGATGTCCCGAATGGATGCTTCCAGCTCGGCGGTGGATTCGTCCTGAAGCTGGGCAACGGTCTTTCTTGCCGTTTCCCGCTGGTTGAACAGCTTGGTGTGCTTGGCGTCAAGCTCCTGATACAGCTGTTCCAACTCAGCAATGCGTTCGCGGGTGCGTTTCAGCTCATCCACGCACTGCTGTTCCTGACGCTCAAGCTCTGCATACTGTGCCCGCAGGCGCTGGTTTTCGCCGTTGCGGGCCAGAATATCCTGCTGCTGGCGGATGAGGTCGGACGCGCTCACAGGCTCATCCGGAGCTTCCGGGTAGGAGATGAGCTCCTCGGCAAAGTGCTTTTTCTGCGCGGCCAGCTGGCCGGTGAAGGTGCGCTTGTCGTACAGGGCCTTGATCTCCATATCCCGGGTGTGCAGCTCGGTGCCGATGCCAATGATCTGCAGCAGGATGTCGGCCTTTTCTTTGTCCGACGCTTCCATGAAGCGGGGCAGGTCCAGCGCCAGCGGCTCCACAAAGGCGTTGAGCAGCTGCTGGCCGCTGCGCCGCCCGGTGGGGTCGGTGACGGTCAGGCTGGCGTTCTTGCCCTTGCGCTCCACCACAACGCCGTTGGAGAGCTTCACTTTCAGATGCGCCGGGGCTACCGCACCGTCCCGCTGGGCAGCGTTCGGGCGGAAACGATCGCCGCCCAGAGCCCATGCCAGTGCGTCCAGTACACTGGTCTTGCCCTGATTGTTGTTGCCGCCCACGATGGTGAGCCCGGTGGGCGACGGGGTGAGCGCAACGGCCTTGATGCGCTTGACGTTTTCGGCTTCCAGAGCCGTGATTTTTACAGACATGTGGATACCTCCCCTTGAATTTGTCCGAGTGTGTGGATGAGCTGATTGGCAGCCGGTTCCCGCTGCTCGGCCGGCAGTTTCTGGAACTGTGTGCGGATGCTCTGCCAGGTGTTCGTAATGGAGCGCCCCGCCATGAGGATGCTGTCGTAGGCGTTCCGGGCATCCTGTTCCTGCTGGGCTTTGTAGTCGGCGGTCATGCCGGCCGCGATCTCGTAGGCCTTTTCGCCTGCGCGGCGGTCTACCTCGTCCTCATCCACCACGGCGGTGATGGGCTGTTTTTTCAGAGCATCGTTTTCGGCCTTGAGCTTGTCGGCCCGCAGCTTGGCCGCTTCGGCCACCTGCCGGGAACCCTCCAGCTGCTTCTCGGCCTCCTGCGCCCGGGTTTCGGCCTTGCTCTGCAGCTTCCAGGCTTCTTCCTCTCGGGCCTCGGCCTTGTCTGCACGGTCCTTCTCCTGCGAGGCTTTCAGGCCTAGCCGGTTGCAGTCCTTGGCGGTGCTGATCTGGTCGGCCCGAGCCTTGTCCCGTTCGGCTTCTGCCTTTTCCGCACGGGCCTTCTCCCGCTCGGCCTGATTCATGGCATTCACCCGGTCGGTGCGCAGCTGCTGGTTCTCCTTGAGCAAGTCCTGATAGGCTTTATTGCTGGAGACCTCGCCGTTCTTGACCTTCTCCACCAGTTCCGGCGGGGCGCTGGGCTTTGCCACGGCATACAGCAGGGTCGGAGGCAGGGATTCCAGCACGGCCCGCTGCCGGGGGCTGCTGTCAGCCAGCAGAGCGGAGACCTGCAGCAGTCTGTAAGCGCTGTCTTTAGTAATGCCGATGTGCAGGCACCAGGCACGGAAAGTATCCTCTTTTTTGGCAAATCTACCGTTGTCGCATTGTGCGACAACGGTGCTGCACAGCTCATCGTGGGCCAGCGCAATGTTATCGCCCATGTAAACAAGGCCCTTTTCGGCCAATTTTTTGCCGTGAAGATACCCGCTTTCTGCAAGATGCAGGGTCGCCACGGTCTGCTCCGGCAGGTCGGAATAATCAAACTCCGGGCATTTGTCCTGCTGGATGAAGGTCAGGGGCTTGTCCTGCGGGGCTGTCGATAGCAGAGACGCAGAAGAAGCTTCCGCCGATGCGGCAGGGCCCGATTCGCAGCTCTGCGGAGACGCAGCGGGGACTGATTCGCTTGCATCCGCCGCGCTCTCCGAGGTGGTCTGCATTTCCGCCGTGGCATTCGGCGCAGCACGCTCTGCCGTAATCGCAGCAGCATCCGCATTCGGGGCAGTTTTGCATGTGGGGTCCTCCTTTACCGGCTCGATGGGTGCGTTCTTGCAGGGCTTGGCATCCCTGAGGGCGGCGAGCATCCGCTCGGGGAGCTCGTAGTCGTCCATCGGAATGAACTCGTCGCTGGTCAGAAACGCTTCCGGGGTCAGCCGCTTTTCAACGGTCTTGGCTTTGCCAAACTTCTGGGCCAGCAGATGGCTTTCTCTCCAGACGTGTACAGATTCGTCCCAGCGCCAGAAGCGCCCACGGGTATAGGCGTAGTAAACATCGTTGCTGTTCTGGCTGATGATCATACCCTCACCTCCGTGTCCTTCAGGCGGTCGAGCATCTCAACCTGAAGGGCTTTGTTCAAGTCGCGGAAGCGGTTGTTTCGCCAGCCGTAGCACAGGATGGTGCCGCAAAGCACCTCGCCGCGCCAGATGCGGTTCGGCTCGCGGCCTGCAGCGCTGTGCAGCAGGACGGCAGGTGTGCGGGAGAAATATTTCTGGTCGGCAGGGCCGCCCAGCCATCCTTCAGCGCCCTGCAGCGTGTCCGGCAGGGTGGTGACGACCGGGGCCTTGCCCGGCTCAATAAGGATTCCTTTCATGTGTTGTCCTCCTGATAGCCATGTTTGATGCAGAGCTTTTCCAGCTCGTTGTAGTGCATGTCGTGGGTATACTCCACTGCGTGCTGGCGGTCGCCCTGGTATGCGTCTGATAAGACGGTAAGAATTTCCAGCGCGGCCAGCGCCGTGCCGAGAGAGCTAACGGCCCGATCGAGCGTGTCGCTCCTGAAATCTCTCTGAATGCCCGGGTCCTTAAAAAGGTATCGGTCGGGGCGAAGAACACCGCTGGCAAAGCCGTGCTCGATGCGTTCCGCTGCGCCGCTGAGTGCAGAGGCTGTGCGGTTCAGTTCGGCCAGCTGGTCATAGATGAGGGCCGACTGCCATTCGGGCACATTTTTGATGTACGCCAGCAGCGATTTTCGTTTTTCGGTAAGCATTTTGCTTGTAAAAACCTCCAAAGTATGTTATCCTTCGGGGTGATGTGACCTGAGAAATCTCATCACCCTTTGGGCTTGTCCGTGTTGGCGCACGGGCAGGCCTTTTTGCGTTTACGGTGTGCCGGTGGAATCAGGCCGTCAACCTCGCTGCGGGGGATGTACTCCCGCTGGTAGATGTACTTGAGGTGTTTCTTGCCATCCTTGAACCAGTGGCAGACGGCAGCTGAAAAGCTCACGGCATTTTTATAGCCTAGTTTGGCGGCACACATGGCAGATGTTCCCGCCGCCACCAGTTCACCGGTCTTGGCGTCCCAGACGGTGTACCACATGACATGGTGATAATATTCACGCGCGCTCATGCTCCGCGCTCCTGGTCTTCCGGGTATTCCGGGTTGCGGGCGTGGGTGCGGTCGATTTTGCCGTAAGGACTCCGGCGCTCCTGGGCATCCTCAAGCGCGAAGCTCAGACGGCCCAGCGCAATCGCTGCCAGAATCAGCACCATTGCGGTGACGAACTCGCTGTCGGTGATGGGCTGGCCGACCTGTGCGCCGCCCTCGATGCCGAGAGCGTACAGCAGGCCGACCGCGCCGCAGGCGACGGCGGCCCATTGCAGGACTACAGGTTTAAGCTTCATGCTCCAATCTCCTCTCCCAGAAGGTCCTTGATCTCACAGGTCTCCCACGGCTCGCACCAATCAGAGGCAAATGCCTTGACCGGATGCCACTCGCCATCTGCAAAAACCTGCAGGCCGGTGTGGTGCTCGTCCTGAGTGCGTTCGCCCAGCTGGTAGTGGCCGGATGCCCGGCTTCCATCCCAGCGGAACCATTTGTTCCAGAACAGCGGTGCAACGTATGCGCACCCGATGGGGGCCTGCGCCCGCTCACGGGCGGGGATAATTGTGGTGGTCATAATGTCCTCCTTACTTGTAGCTGCGCTTCTGGACGCTGGTGCGGCCGTAGCGCATGAAGTAGATAAAGCCAAGCCGCGGGATGCGGATGGTACTGCCGTACAAGATCACCGGGAAGCCCAGGGCTCCGGCGTCGATCTGCGCCTGGCTGCGGATGGACTGCACGCTGCAGCCCAGGAACTGCGCCACCTGCTCGGCGGTCAGGGTCTGCTGGGGGTAGGTCTCCAGCTCGTCCAGTGTGGTGGGGAATGGGGTCTTTTCCATGGTCAAGCCCCCTTTTTCGGCAGGACAGCGTCCAGCGCCGTTGCCATGATCTCGTCAAAGCCGGGCAGGCCGACAGCCACGACCTGCAGATGGTTGATCTGGGCGTCCAGATAGTTCTGCCAGTCCCGCTCGACCTGTGCCGCGTGGCGCTCCTTGTCGCAGTTCTTGGCGTGCAGGGCACGGATGTCTGCCATCAGGTTCTTGGTCTCGTTGCGTCGCTCTACATAAAAGTCGTGGTTCTCGCGGGCAACGGCAAGGTTCTTCTTTGCATCGTTCACGGCGGCAATGGCGGCATTCAGGCGGGTGTTGGTGGCTTCCAACTGTTCAATGTGCTGCTGGGCTTGAAAGCTCTCGTAAGCACCGGTCTTGCGGATGGCGGGCAGCACCTCGCTGGTCACCCAGCGCTTGAAGGCCTTGGCCTTGGGCATCTTGCTGGACAAAATCAGGCTGTACAGGCCGCTTTCGTTGATAATGAGCATTTCCTGCTCACCGGAGGGGGTGTCCATTTTAGACATCCCCCTGTCCTCGGGGTCTACTTTGTCGCGGACAGCTTTGGTGGGTTCCTTGTACCCCAGCGCCACGGCAACGTCCTTGCCGACGAGCCACGGTGTGCCGTCGATCTCGACGGTGCGCACCTGCCCGAACTCGGGATTAGTGAATGTGGTCAAGTCGTTCATGGTGAATATGTACCTCCTTGTGGGTGGCTTCCTTCTGCGGTAGAATAGAGAGGCAGAAGGGAGGTGAGAATAATGACGGAAATGAATGATAAAATCCTTGATGCCAGCCGGGCACTCTTTGATGAAAACCTCAATATGGCTAAAACCGTGGCGGCATCTCAAGGCTCGAAGCGCATCGTAGAGAATGCACAGCTTCGTTCGTCTGAGGATTTGCACAAGTTTTTGGAGCGGTATGAGCAAAACCAGAAGGAACAAGCAGCAGAAAACGAGAAAAACAAAAAACTGGCAATTCGGTCGTTTTGGGTTTCAATCGCTGCAACTGTTTTTGGCGGCGGTTCGCTCATCGTTGCAATCATTGCATTAGCCTTACAATTGTCAAAATGAGCGCTCCAATCTGGAAAGCCAATGCAATGAGTTGAATGCGAAGAGCAAGACTCTGTAGTTCCGATGTAGTCCGGTTGGAAAGCCACTCTTTCCAGCCGGGCTTTTTGCTATCTTTCATCTTCTTCACCTCCTTGTTGGATAGGGTGATGTCGGTCATGTGAATTTGTACCTCCTTACTGTATGTTCTACTTTAAGTAGATATATTGGCGAAAAAAATTTGGTCAATCGGAATCCCAACGACCTCACTGATTTTCTTCGCGGTGGCAACGGTGGCATCTTCGGGCGATTGCTCGATTTTACGGTATGTAT